AAATAATTATATGTATTTATAAGTATTTATATATTATTTAATACATTGCCTTGGTCACCCAGGATTTTAATATACGAAAATCTACTGACCGGAGAATTACTTAGATTTAGGAGGAGCAATTATCAAAACATGAACGAATTAATCAGCTTGGAATTAGACGGCTTGCCCCCTACCGTCAATCACATGTACATCAACGCAAGGGGACGCAAATTTCGCTCGAAGGACTGTGTAGCCTATCAAGATTACGTCGTGAATGAAATATCGCGTTCTCGAACGTCTGAATGGCCTTTTTCGGGGCGTATGGTCTTAAGCATTGAATTTACTGCTTCGGACAGACGCCGATGGGATATTGATAACCGCGTTAAGGCTTTGCAGGATTGCTTAGCACGCGCAGGGATTATTAAAGATGATACTCAGATTGATAAGTTAGTTGTTGAAAGAGTTTACGGGAAAATTGCTAAAACTAAATTATTTCTATACAAAAAAGAGTGAGGACGCTGATGAAACCTAATGATATTTTCAGGCTAACGGAAAAATTATTGTTTTCTTATCACGAAAATTTAGCGCGCCTTGACGTTTTGCGCGAAGATTTACGCGTCTTGCGTGCAAGCGGGGACGTTCACGCTCAAAATTACCAATCTACATTCGGGTTTAGCAGCACGCCGTCCGATCCTGTCGCTGCACACGTTGAAAAAATTATTTCGCTCGAAAATCAAATTAAACGCCTCGAACGAAATACAGATCCTATAAGCCGTTTAGTCAGTGATATTAATAAATCCGCTGCGACTGCCCCGAAACATTCGCAACTAAAAGATTTTCAGGCACTGCTCGAGCTATTTTATTTCGGAGGCTACACGCTTTACGATGTTGCTGAAACTATCAATAAAAGCAGACGTACACTGTCTTCACGGCGGAGTTTGTTAGTTATGAAAGCTGCGGGATATTTAGGGTTTTAGGAAAATTTCCCATTTTTTGCGCATTTTTTTCCCATTTTTTGCGCGAATTTTGCGCGTTTTT